GTCAGGCAGCGGAATGCGCAGCATGCCGGCGGGCAAGGTGCTGGCCAGGGCGTAGGAGCGGATTTCGACCGCCTTACCCCAGGCATCGAGGTAGCGTAGCTCGGCCCAGCGGGGCCCAGCGCCGGCGGGCGGCAGCAGCACACTGGCCTCGAGCGGGTAGCCTACAAACTGGCAGCCCTCGCCATCAGGGAAGATGCTGGCCACCTTGCCCGTGCTGTCGGCCACGTAGGGCGCCATCGTGTCGGCTGGCCCAGCCAGCGCCGCTAGCACGGCATAGCGGGGCCCTTCGCGCTTCACCCAGGGCTCGGCACCGGTGCGGTCTACCACGCGATAGCGATAGATAAAGCGCAGCGAAGCATCTGCATCGACGAACGGCGCACTTAGGCTGGCTGCGTAACGCTGCAGCGCGCGCAACTCGGCCCGCAGGTAGGGCGCGGCATCCACGTACTGCGTGGCTTCCCGCACCGTGGCCCGGAAGGTGACGAAGGCTGCCACGGCCGCTGGCCGCCATAGCTCTACCTCCACGTGCAGGCCGGGCCGGGGGTCGCCGGCGCTGAGCAGCGAGGCCTCGACCTTGAGCAGCACGGGGTTGGGTAGCACCCCGCCCACCGGCTCCCACCGAGGGGCATCACGCAGGCTGGAGTCAACGGGCGGGGCGGGGTCCGTAATCGTGAAAAAGCCCTCCTGCTTGCAGTCGCCGTCGCTGGTTAGGGCAATGACCCACTCGTAGCGACCGGCAGGCAGGTTGGTCAACTGCGCCGTACCTGCATCGAACGGAAAGTTTAGCGCCCGTGTCACCGGGCCCACGGCGTTTACTCCTACCCCGCGCACGTCGGCGGTACTGAAGGTGAACGTCACGAAGCCATAGCCGCCTACGGTGGTGGGGTTGGTAGGTGTTACTTGGCTGACAAGTAGGTCGCAGGCCATATCAGAGGCGGCTAGTAGTGAAGTTGACGAGGTCGGAGCGCAGGCCGGAGCGGGCCGCTTCGACGAGGCCCGCCCGAAAGCGAGGTAGCGCGGCCGCAATGGGCGCGGCAAACGTGTCGGTCGGCTTGCGGAAGCGCGGGTCTTCGCCGCGGAAGAGGCGAGTACCCCGCTTGGCGATGTTGGCGGCCACCGCGTAGGGGTTGAGCTGGAGGCGTTTAGCTTGCAGCCACTCGCGGATAGCTTCGATGGGCGGCCGCTGGCCAGGGCGACGGCCGTCGCGCAGGGCTTTGAGGTGCGCAGGGCCGAATAGGCCAGCATACTCAGGGCCGCTGGTGTCTCGAATGGCCGCAGCAGTCTTACCAGTGGCACGCTGGTCGTTGGCCTGCATGGCGTCGAGCACCTCCGTGTGCAGCCGCTGAATCTCGCGGCTCAGAATAGGCGCGAAATCACTCATAGTTGCGGCTGGTCAGCAGGTAAGCACACGTTAAGCCCGCCCTTGGGCGTGAGGTCGAGGTACAGGCCCACACCATCGGCGTTGCGGTCGAACTGGTTGAAGAGCACGTCGGCCGGCCGCACGAGCTTCACGCTGGCCACGTCGGGATGCTTGCCTAGGGCAGCCACTAAGCGCGCTGCAGCATCGACCATCTCAGCCACGCGCGGCTCACGTACCGCGCTCGTGTCTTCCAGCTTCGAGGGTATCAGCAGCATGAGCAGACACGAGTAGGTGGTGCCCGTCATCACCTGGTACTTATTGACGTTGAAGCGGAAGGGCATCTTGTCATCGAGGTAGACGATGCGCATGTCGGCCGTGGTCTTATCCAGTTGGACGTTAGCCAGCTCGGCTTCACCGTGGTAGTAGAAGCAGCTGGGCAGAACCTGCTCGGCGCAGGCCTGGAGTATGGCGTGAGGTAGTTTCATTGTTTCATTGCCCGTAAGAAGGTGTAGATATAGCCGCCCAGGCACATGCAGCAGAACCCAAAAGGCAGCCTATGGCACTGAGCTAGCACCAGGAAGCCCAGGGCAGCCAGACCATAGAGGATGCGGGTTTCTGGTTTCATCTTTCGTAGCGAGTGGTAGCGATGCGGTAGTGCTGGGTATCAGTACCGCCAGGCAGTGGGTGACTGGTGGTGTGCCAAGCCTGGCAGGTGAGGCAGTAGTAGGCGCGACGGTAGCGCTCACTGGCCAATACCAAGGCCCTAGCTTTAGTGGGCGTGTGACAGATTTTGCCACAGGAGGCTAGCTTTTGCATAGCAACTATTTGCGCTCCTGACGCTTGTGGAGCTGGTAGCGGTAATAGGCCTGGTGGTTTTCGAACTCAATCATCGTGTTCACCTCACCCCAGGGGAGGCGCCAGAAGTAGGGCCAGCGCGTTTTGTCGCCACCGGCCAGCGCGTTGACCACAGCCAGCGCATCCCACTCTTCCACCAGGGCTTCGAGGCCGGCGGCTTTCTCATCTCCGGAGAGGGGAATGCGCTTGAGTTGGCTGGCATGGCCACGACGGATGGCATCGTACTGCTCAAAAAAAAATCGGTGATGGGCAGCGCCTGCTCGAACGAGGCTTGACTGCACACCTTCTCGGCAAAGTCTTCGATAGCATCGCTGTCGTAGGCGCCCCCGACGTAGGCCGGGTAGAACACGATGGCCAGCGTGCGCAAGCGCTTCTGCATCACGGGCATCGTGGCATCCTGCAGCACCGTGCCCAGGTCAGTGGCCTGACCAAAGGTGACGAGGTCGAGCGATGCGAGCACGGGCAGGGCGCGGGCCGTGAGGGCTGTCTCGCCAGGTAGGTGCAGCGTGCGCGGTAGTGTGAAGCTGTTGAAGTCCGGTACCGTGTTGGCAGCGAAGTCGAGCACAGGCAGCACCTGCTCATTGACAAAGAGCCACGGCAGGTTCATCACCTCCAGCGGGCTGAGGTCCAGAAATACGCTGAGGAAGTTGTACACGTCGCTCTGCTCGGGTAGCTCGGTGAGGCGGGCAAACTGGCCTAGGGTCACTTCGCCCCAGTGGGTGGGCAGTCCCATCGACGCAGCGGCATTAGGTAGTTTAATAGCTTGCATTAGGCGGCCTCCTTTTCAGCAAGTGACTGGTAGTAAGCCTCACGCACTTCGGGGCGCACGTGCGCTGCGTCTGGGCCGAAATACTTGGGGAAGAGGTCATCGAAGTGAGCCAGCGGCATCACCTGCTTGAGCTCGTACACCTTGCCATAGGGGCTGGCCAGGAAGGCGGCCAGCGTGGCGTACTCCTTCTCGCCGGCAGCGGCCGGGTCGAAGACGCGCACGCTGACATAGTCTTCTATTCCACAATCGGGGTGGTGGTTGGTGTGGGGCGTGAGCACGATGCCGACCGTGTGAAACACGCCCTTGTGCCGGATGCTGTTGGTGTCGATGATGAAAGCCACATCAAAGCCTTGCAGGCGCGCAACGCCTTCAGCGCCACCAAAGAGCCGTTCCCACAAGATGTACGGCATGGGTACGGTGCATGTGGTATCGGCATAGACGCGGTGCAGCAGGTAGCCTAGGTCACGGGCCCGCTCTTCGAAGCGGGTGCTATTGCACTCGGTCACGTTGTCGAGGATGCGGCAATCGCCCACGAGCGAGTAGAGGCTGTAGTACTGGCAGCCCCAGGGCCAGGGCTGCGGGGTGTGCTTGAGATAGAGGTCCATTACTGGGCTTTGAAAGATTGATAGGTAGTGATGGGCTTGGGGGGTGGCGGCTGAAGCTCCAAGCGCATGCGCATGCTCATCATGTCGGAGTAGTCAGGCGAGCGGCCGATAAGCTCCTTCACGTCATCCTTGCTCAGAATGCGCAATGGGCCGTCCTTATCCATGTCGCGCTGTTTGATGGCGCTTAGCTCCTCCATGATGGCTTCGCGCTGCTCGGCCGTGGTAGCGGCCTCGCTGATGTACATGCCAGCGGCGTTGATGCAGCCAGCAAGCATGAAGTGGCACTGCGCCTTCAGGTTCTCGTAGTTCTCTGGCTCGGGTTTGCGGCCTTCCTTGCGGGCCTTCTCAATCTCCTCGGCCGAAGGCATCGGCTTGGCCTGGTTGATGAAGCCAATGCAGCCGGGCAGTGCATCCACCACACCACCGCCAACACCATCTTCGTCGATGACGATGCGCGACATAGGCACAGCATGCGTGGTGGCCAGCCCACGAATGACCGCGACCAATTCGGGAATGCTGCTCTTATCCATGGTCACCACGTTGACCAGTCGGAAGCCTTTCCACAAACCGATAACAGCTTTGTCAGCACCGAAGCGGGCCACATCGGCCGTGATAGCCGGCTGGCCATCCTGCACGAACTCATTGGTGAAGAGGTCGCAGATACGGTCGTAGTTGATAAGCGTGGCCGGGTCACCGTCATACTCCCAGTTGCCGCGCAGTAGGCGCTCGATGCTGGAGCGGTCAAGGCTGAGCAACGTCTCGCGATAGCTGGCGGGGCTGTACTTATTGTCCGACAGCAGCGACTGCACGAAGCGCCGGTAGGGCTTGAGGGTGCCATCCTTACTTGGCTTGTAGAACGTGGCGTAGACCCAGTTCTTCGATGGGTTACAGCTGCCAAGTATCTTGGGTGCAAGGCCTTCGGTCACGGCGCCACAGCCGCGGCACAGCCACTCGTCAGGCTCACCGTTGCTGTCATAGCTCAGTACCTTGTTGCCCTCGTGCCCCTTCGCTTTGTCGGGCTGATTGGGCCGGCCACAGCGGTGGCAGTAGTAGCTCAGACGGTAGCGCACGCGGCTTTTGACAATGCCCCAGGCCTTGGCCACAACTTGGTTGCACTCGTCGACAAAGGCCCCCGTAATCTCCATCGACCCAAGCCCATCAAAGTTCTTGTCGCTCGGATACTGAAACAGGTCCTTCAGGAAGATGAGACTGCCATTGCGGAAGGTGACCGTACCGGCCTGCTCGTTGTACTTGTAGTGGGCTGCGGTGATGCCCTGGCGCTGCATCACTTCGAAGAGGGTGAGCAGCGTGGTTTCTTTCAGGTTCTTGAGCTTCGCGCGGCCGATGAGCCAGCGAGAGCCCGGGTATTTGAAGCAGTTCTTCAGCACCCAGTAGGTA